GTCCATCATACTGCTACTGCCTCCGCATGGCCTGCTAGCCTATTCATGTACCACTGTGCCTTCTTTAAGTCCTGCACACCGCCCTTGCTCTTGTACCTGTGTAGATACTTCTGGACGTTGCCTCGAAGGTAGCCAGTGAACTCCTCATCGCTGCTACACTGCTCTATGTAGTCGATGCACTCGATGCCGTCTCCCTTGTAGTGGTCAGGGTTGATGGCGTCTGTCTTAGGCTTGTAGGGCTTAGCGGCTGCTGCCACGTAACTTGGCGTCATCAACGCTGCCCTGTTCAAGGCGTCCCACTCTGCTGCTGTTGCTTTATCAATACTCATCTGCACTCTCCAGTTCTTCTGCTAGTATGTCGAGGTTATCCAGTATCTTATCCTCGAACTTATCTAGTATGTCGTATGTGTTAATCTCTAGTACTTCGAGTATTGTAACCTCATCGTAGCGAGATAGCTTCTCTTTTATTTCCTCGTAGGTCAGGCTCATGCGAGACCTCCGTACTTCTTAGCTAAGTAGTTAATGCTGATAGGCAGCTCGTCGAAGCCTCCATCCTCCACTTCGTGCAGCATCCAGATACCTCTCCACGATGCGTTAGTCTGTGGTGTGAGGTAGCCCTGATCCTCTACGTAGAAGATACCTGCGAACAGTCCTGTCACTCCCTTACCGTCTCCTCTGCGTGCGTAGGCGATGTCTCTGTCCTGCACATGGCCCATCACACAGCTCATCATCTTCTTAGTCACTAGCGCCCTTGCGCTGCTCACTGGTCGTCCCATGACGCCTGACGTGAAGTAGTGGCTGTATGCTACGCCGTCGACCACCTCAACCTGCAGGAACGGTATCACTTCCCATCCCATAGCTTCTAGTCCGAAGTCCTTAAAGCCCATCAGACCCTCTAGCTCTGGCTGATCCTCGATAGCGCGTGTGATGCGGTTCTCGTGGTTGCCTAAGCAGAACACCATACGTGGCTTCCAGACCTTCTGCTTGTTAGTACGTAGCCTATCCTGCTCATCTCTGATGGGCTTGAGGAATACTTCCATCGCCTTCTTACCTGACTCGATGTCAGCGAGATAGCGTCGACCCTCGAAGGATAGCTTACCCTTGTCGTAGGAGGACAGCGACGGCATATCCCAGTGGTCGCCAATGTGTACGATGACGTCTGGCTTATGCTTTACTGCGTACTCTCCTGCCCACTTCAGATGCTCCGTAGACGAACCCGGTGCTACCTGTGTATCTGGTACAATCATGTGTCTCATGTTGTCTTCCTCGCCTTACGTTCGGCATTAGTTTTTAGTTGGTGACAAGGCTTACAGAGTATCTGCATCCCATCAGCCTCACAGAATAACCTCTCTGCGAAGCCTGAGATGTCATCGTAACTGCTTAGGCTACCTGCGCCTTCGATGTGATCTACTTGCACCTCTTTACCTTGGAACCAGTCCTCACTCTCGGCGCACTGGTACTCGTACTTGTGACGCTTACCTGTCACTGTGCGCTCGACTGCCTTCTTAGCTTGGAACTTAGCAGGGTAGCGTGAGTACGCCTGCCTTAGAGCGGAGCGGATGAACTGCCAATAGCGTGCCTCAGTCCATGTGTTCCCTGCTCTAGTGCGTGGTACTCGTTGCTTCCCCATACCAAACCTCCTTCGTTTCTCTCTCCGTGGGTGGTTGCCATATCTGTCCTGCTTCGCGTCGAAGCCAACAGAGGCGCGCATTCTCCAACGCCCTGTCGTCTCCTAACTGATCGCGCACAATGTCCCACATATCCATCTCGTTGCGGCACCCCTGTATCAATTCCTCCGCACCTACCTTGCCCAGACCGTCAACGCCAATGATGTTGTCAATGGCGTCTCCTGTCATAATCTGGCGGTAGAAGAACTTGAGACCCTCGACCTCGTCAACGTAGTATTCTCTACCAGTGACGAAGTCATAGTGAGTGCCAGGAATCTGATCGAAGTCCTTGTCGATCGATGCCATGATGGCGTATTCGCCTAGAGCAGTTGCGTCTATGGCTATTGCGTCGTCAGCTTCCTCGCCTTCCACTACCACAGCATCCCAGTTGTCGATCAAGTGTTGCCTGATTTCCTTGAGATACCGTGGCGGTGGACGCGACTTGCGATTGCCCTTGTAAGGCGCAGTGACAGCGTAGTCGTGCCTAAAGTTACCCTTACCTGTGAGGTAGATACGGTACATCTCGCTATGTCCCTCATACGCTAGCAGCACATGGCTGACGAACGTATCACAACTAGACATAGCGAAGGCTGCACTCGTCTCTTCATCACAAGCCCACGCGATGCGGTAGGCTATGATGTCGCCGTCAATAAGCATCATTATAGAGCGGCCTCAAGATCGACTGAAGGCGCGCCACTCTCAGGGTTGTACACTGACAACTCCGTTACAACCATCTTCAGTAGCGATGGGCTGCGTCCCTTCTTGCTCTGAAAGCTCCAGTCGTAGTGTCCGATGACAGCCTTGACCTGTGAGCCGTTGCCGATGAGTGCGCCGATCTCCTCACCTGATGTGTCGTAAGCCTTGATGGGGTTGCGAGACTTCACAGTGATGAAGTTGCCTCGATCGTCCTCACGGTTACGTACGCTGATGCCCTGAGACTCCAGTGCCTCTACTGCTGCAGGAGACAGACCACCTAAGTCTACCTGATACTTACCGCTCAACTCGTTAACTGCCTGAAGGTTAGCCCAGAATGCTGTTGCGTTGATTACTACTGGCTTTGAATCGCTCATAATTTATTACCTATTTAGTTTAGAATGAATGTTTATATTACACGTATATTATAGCACGTATCGTTCAATATTGCAAGTATTAGTGGGTCTTGCTCCAGTTATTACCGTACTTAAACTCACCGTCCAGAGGGCAGCGCATATCGAAATGCTCACCTGCTTCTCTGATGGCGCGCTTGAAGTGAATACCCACCGCCTTAGCGAAGTGTGTAGGCGTCTCCACCTGCACCTCGTCATGCACGTTAGCCACTATCTTGAATGGTATGTTGTCAGCTCGTAAGCTGTCGACTCCAATCAGTAGCGCCTGCTTCATTACCGCAGCACCTGCTCCCTGTAACAGAAAGTTTAGAGCGGAGTACGCTTTCCTTATCCTGATGCGTCTGCCGTCTAGCCCCGGTATAGAGCCTGTCTTCTCTGCGATGTCCTCAATCAGCGTCTTTAGTGCCTTGAGGGCAGGGACGTTTGCAAGGAAGTCAGCCTTCAACTTCTTGCCGTGTGCTGCGCCCTTACCTGCGATGCTGCCTATCTTACTGTCACCTGCACCGTACAGGAATGCGTAGATAAACG